TCCGCCCTCCGTAAAGCTGGAGATGGGATTGTGACCCAGGAGAATCAGGGCATTCGAACAGATTGAAATATCAGTTGCAGACATTTGTTACCTCCAAAAAAAAACGGGTAAGGAACCGGAGCTCCTTACCCGCCCCCAGGCGGTCACCCAAAGAATGACCGAACTCGGTGCGACTAACCAAAGTTAGTCAGTATCGGTTACGCCTAATGCCAGGCCGTCAGCAACGTCAACTACGCCAGCAGCGTTTGACAGTACATTGAACAGCACAACAGCGCCAGAGCCACCCAGGTGAGCCATAATGACATCACCCACGTTCACATCGTCCGAAGCATCATTGAAGTAGCCTTCAGTATTGACATCCGCTTGCGCGTCAGTGGCGTGATAATACGCCCACAATACAGGATAATCCGAATGAGCTGGACCGATACGTTGTAAGCCAGGATGTGTATAAGCCATTGCTATATCTCCTCTATTAAGTCACTGATTACTCAGTGATTTCGCAATGAACGATACCATCACCATCGCGAGCAACAGCGCCAGCCTTCATCACGCCATTAGCGAGCCATGAAGTCTTTTGAGCGATGTAGTTCACTTCGGATTTAATATCGATACCAATAGCCAGGCCAATCGCTGACTTGTGATAGAAGTAATTAGTACGAGTAGTACTAGCCAGCGGTAAACCGCCTTCATCACGTGTCTCGATGACCTTCCAGGTGAAGCCCATGAATGAATTGATTTCAGCACTCATTAGAGCCTTAACGGAGTTGTAATCCGCTGAGGTGATAGTGGAATCATTCAGCATGTCTTCCAGGGCAGCTGCAGAAACAGCAGCATAGCGGTCACCACTTGGAACACCCTTATCATTCAGCTCCTTAGAGGCCTGAGTGATTTTAGCCAGGGTCATACCAGCTGAGCCATGAACGATAGTTGCTGCTGGAGTTGCAGCTTCCAGGGCATCGATAATCAGCTGATCCAAACGACGACCCAGGGCCATTGCAATTACTTGCGCGAGCTCCTGCTGTTCATCGAAGTTGACCTCAGCCTGGTCAAAGATGTCCGTATATTCAGGCGCATTCCAGTTCTCCAGCGCACAATCAATCTTCGCGTGAGAAACATCCATAGGAGTTACGTCAGCTTGCGAAGGTTTCTGGTTCGCCAGGCCTTTGCCCATTTTGCGGAATTTGTAAATGTCGGCTGTTACGTTATTACGGATAGTAACCGTATCACGTAGCATGCCCTTGCCTTGAAAGGCGTGTTTGACATCATCGTCAAACTGCTGCTGAGCTGCAGCGCTAAGTTCTTTAGACATGATATGTCCTCCGAGTTATCAAAAAAACAAAATAAGTTCTTGCTCTTTCGATTCAGGTATCCAATAAGGGCCGAATCACTATGTTCGTCTTACTTATCGGGCCTGGAGGACCAGGGTATCCGGGTATGACAGGAAGCGAGTCATGACTTCCTAAATTTTTAAAGGCCTCTCACCTTCTCGAAGTCAAGCATCAGTGAACTCTAGCTGGTGACGGATAATACATGGCGCTCGTCACTACACCCTTAAACTGCAATATAGCAAGGCTGTAATTATTTGCAACAAAAAAAAGCCCGGCTGGGGACCGGGCTATAAATACCACCATAAGGAGGATGGAAGGAGTTCAGAGAGATACTACCTCTTTTTTCGGACCAGTGCCATAGAGTTTCTTGTATTCCTCATCAACCATTTTCTTATACTCAGGATCTACCTGATATTTGAGCTGACCATTATCATCCTTGGCATAGCGCATCTCACGAAGTTCCTCCGCTGTTTTACCGGATGGAGTATTGTCGATATCAGTAGGAGTGGGAGCTTCCCTGGTCATATTCACCAAGGTCTCCACCAGCTGAATACCGTCAGCTGTAGTGGTCAACATACGAAGCCGGTCAAAAGACTCCTGGTCCAGGTTTGCCTTACCCCAATCAGCCAGGTTGTTAATGCGACTCTCCGCATCTTTACCCAATGCAGCCATTTCCGCATCACGGTCAGGAACATAGTCCGCCAGGGCCTCAGACATTGCTTGAGTATGGAACTTCAGCATCTCACCCATGGACTCCTGGGAGATACCTTGTTCTTTCGCATAATCCAGGAAAGCCTGAGTATTCTCATTCTCCAGGTCAATTTCAAGATGTTCCTGGGCGCCTTCAGGTAATGTCAGATCATACTCTTCAGGTGCACCGGTATAAGCGCCCAGCTTCTTAGCCAGTTCAGGATATGCAGCTGCCTGGTCCGCCAGGGTTTTGTACTTCTCCTGGAGATATTCAGGGCGGTCACCTTCACCAGCTACGCCTTCAGCGTAAAACCAGCCTTGTTCACCTTCGCCACCAGGCTCTTCACCATCGCCAGGGGTACCACCGCCAGCGCCATCCAGGAGGCTCTCACCACCGGCACCGCCACCAGCTTCACCTTCCTCGCCAGCTTCTTCTCGATAAACACGACCAAAATAGTTTTTAAATAAATTCATAATTTTCTCCTGGGGTTATTCTCTTTCTGCCAGTTCGATATTTTGCAATATCTGTCTTACCATGTCGCATCGACCCTCGCGGATACCAGCGTCAAACTCAGTTGAATCAGGGAGGACAGTAGGACGGAGCAGGGTTGCCTCCATCATCAGGTTAAGCAGCCTCTTGCCATCAGCGTTCTGTTTGAACACGCGATGAAACAGGGAGGCAATCTCACGCGCCTTCTCTGCTTGCTCTTCCTGGGTTTGTCTAATCCCTTCATCATCAATCTCTAATGTTGCCCAGCCTTGTAGCTCGACAATTTCAGCCAGGTGTTCACTCATTGCTCAGCTCCTCCAGCTTGCATTTGCGCCATCATTGCAGCGACTTGTTCCTTCATCTGCTGTTTCTCACCCGTATCACGGAGCAGCTTAGAATCCAGGCCCAGCTTCTTACCGACAAATTCCGGTATCTCCTCGACCTTGGTTCCCATAATCATAACTTCAGGACCCAGCATCGATACCGCCTCAACATACTGCTGATAAACCAGCAGGTCATCCATATCCTGGGCCTTAGCCAGAGGAGAAGTGTGTTTCAGGGTAATTTGCTTACCATCGACGCGAATAGGCGGAATCTTACCGTTACGGCTCAGGATGTCCACGACTCGCTTCAAAGTACGCTCAACAAACTCAGTCTCTAATCGACCAAAGGATGAACCGATATGCTGTAACAGCTCCTGATTATCCAGGGCTATTTCAGTAGCGGATTTAACCGGTCCCTCAGCCTGGCGAAGTGAGCTGAACAGCGCCATCTTAATATCCTCACGCATATCAGCCAGGATAAGCTCGGAAACATTGAAGTCACCGGAGCGGTCCAGGGCCTTGAGCGATGGATTCTGGTTACTGTTCGAGCCGACCGGGATGATGGTCCCAGGTGCCAGGCGAGCGGTAAATGGATTCATTACACCATCATTCACGCCTGTATAAGTACCAGAGATAGCCAGAGCAGCATTTCTCAGGGTGAGTTCAACAACCTTGTTACAGGTCTTGATAGTGGGCAGTACCGACATGACGGGACCGCGCCCGAAAGTCTCACCCGCGACAACAGTCCAGCGAGGCACAATCCAGGCGGATGTATCTGAGGACTGCAGGAATATGACATGCTTGTTTTTCTTGTCCAGGACCAGAGTGTGATACTGCTTGGTTTTCGGACAATAGACTGAGCCGGAGAATAGTTTGACCTTATCCTGAGGTTTGTCCTTCAGGAGTTTCTCCATAGGCTGAGCCAGGTCAGCGCCAGGCCAGGTTTGTTTGATGTTCGATACTATGACCTCATGCTCTCGCCATACTGTATCGATGGTCCCGCTCGGACCTTCCTCAGGCATGATTTCAGCGACAGGGACTGCCTGGAAATCCAAGAGATTGTCACCTTCACCCTCATTACAGATTAAGGCACCAGTACCGATACCCAGCTCCAGGAAACATTCATTTGCCTGGGTAGAAAAGTTCGAGTGGTTGATATGGTCAAAGATGACCTTGGTCACACTGTCCAGGTCTTCCTGGATACCTTCATGCTGGTCCTCAGGAATCTCGGAGCCTGGTCGTAGCATTGACCATTGACGCCAGGGCGGAACAATCCTGGTTTGCAGCTGACTCGCGAACTTCTGGAGCGCGATGACTGCAGTATCGTCATAAATGTGTGTGTTCTTCTTCTGGCCCTGAGCGTATAGGGTGAAGACTTCTCGCTGGGGTAATGCGTATTCATAGCAGTCGCGTAAATGCGGGACCCACTCGTCTCGCTTTGCCTTGGCTGCTTTGATTCGCTTCAGGATTTTTTCAAATCCGCCCAGGGTTGAGGGTAAGGAATATTTACTCATGCGCGAAATCCTGGAGTCAGTCTTCGTTGTCTTTCAGTGAGTTGAATAGCGGAATCCTTTCTTTCTTCTCGGGTTCCTTCTTCAGTGCCTGGTATCAATGGGGATCCGAATCGACCCGTAACAAATCGCTTGAGCCAGGGACTTCCGCCTTTCTCAGGCGGTTCAGGTGAGCGGGCCAGCTGTTCCTCAGGGATTTCAGGCTTCATCTGACGGTCACGACCTTCAACAACACCTCGAGCCTCACCGGATAACAGGGAGCGTCTCCCCAGGCGTCCTCGCCTCATTGCTTCTTTTTTTTGTTCAACCTGGGACTTGAGTCGTTGCTTCTCTTCGAGCTGCATTTTCAATAATGCTCGCTCTTCCTTTGACGGCGCTGGAGCCTTAGGTTTGCTGCCCATAATGTTTCCTCAAGTAATTACTTAATTGCCATGGGGTCCATATATGAATCGCTCGAATGCCCAGGAGTGCCTTTATTCCTTCGACGCAAGTCATCGGTCCGAATATCCACGGAGCGCGAATCCAATCCCTTTCGCAGTACCGCGTTACTCGGAGTATATCATTCCCTTTCGGATTAACAACATCATGAATCCGGGCGCCTGGTCCGTATGGCAGAATACTCACATCGACATAACTGGTAAACGGCTCCAGCTTTATCCAGTTGAAGCCATCCCATTTAATCGCGTAAATATGACGATAACCAGGCCTGAGCCAGCGGGTCCACCAGTAATCCCTGGGTGAATCGGTAAAGATGACATACCAGGTAATCTCATTATGTTTCGCCAGGTCCAGGAGTGTCCTGGGTGCCTTCACCCTAATCAAAAGGGCTCCAATCCTGCTGCATAACAACAGGTTGAGTCTGGGTGTTAGCGGTCTTGATAACTTCAGTTCCTTCACCACCGCCCAGCATCAGGTACTGACCAGCTTCACATGGATGAGAATACTTGTTCTTATCAGGCTTATCATGGAATCGGTCATCACCGGCTACCTGTAAGCGCTTGTAACAGTAACCGCCAGCCATGCCTTTCCTGGTCACTGTCAGAGTGGGAGAGATTATCAGGCCTGGTTTGCCATCGATTAACCTGGACAGTGGCTCAGCAACAGCCTCACGGCGGATTACTGGGTCATTGGTACTCGCTGGCCTGGCATTGATACCATTGGCCCTCAGCATCTTGAATGCTGTGATTTCATCATCACCCTGGGCTCTGTCATCGCCAGCTGGGTCACCAATGAACTCAAACTCAAAGCCAGGATATTTCGCTTTACATTCAGCAGACAGGAGCTTGCCGAATCGCTTAGCGCCCATGTCCTCAGTCACTAACTCATGGATCCAGCGCCAGCGTCCCAGGACATCCTTCTGTCCGAATATTGCTGCAGGGGTCAGTCCGAAATCGATACCCACGTATATCGTTCTCCCTGGTATTGCTTCAAGAGGCTCCCTGGCTACGTGTACTGAATCAATAAACTCGGGATAGATAGGTTTACCATCCATGACGAAGCCATACTCATTCGCCAGATTGACCTTAATCCAATCGGGTTTTTTACCCTGCATACCGCGGATGTAATATCCCTCAGGTAAGTTCTCCAGGTTCTCAGCCTCAGGGTTCTGGACCCAGGTATCACCAGACTTAATCAGCCCGCCAGGTTGCCGGTAGAAGTTCCAGCCCAGGGGTTTATCCTCTTCAGCCCACTTGTAAAGGAAGTGGTCCTCATCCGGAGCATTGTAATCACCTATCATCCCATGCCAGGACGGTTTGACTCCACCATCAGCCATCGATGGATAGCGCCCATGACGTAAGTCAGCCATATCGATTACACCGCGAATCAGCTCCTTGGTTTCATTCAGCCAGAATCCGGTTACCTGGGAGCCTCGAAGTTTCTTGATGGCGTCCTGTCTATCCAGGGCCAGGAAGACGACCTCAGACTGTACGATTGTTCTGTCCTCCAGCATGAAGCGGAGCGTATGAACAGGCGGATGACCGTACTTCATTTGACCCAGCTCACCATAGAGAGCCAGCCAATCTTTGATAGTCGTAGTTTCCAGGTCAGGATAGGTATTGCGAACAGCGTAATAGCGAGAGGGCCTGATACCCTCAGCATTAGGCGCCTGTTCGCACATGAGGCGGAATATCTTCTGGCAGGATGTTGCTGTCTTAGCTGAGCCCAGGGGACCCATTATCATCGTATTTCGTTCCCGGTCCCGGTAAAAAGCTCGGAGCTCATCACCAGGCGGGTCAATGTGATATTCAATCTGAGGTTGCAAGCTTTCCTCCTGCTAGGTCCTTGACGATTACCAGTGGCGTATCCAGTTCGACCTTTTCCTTCCAGGCCTGGACATCGACATGCTTGCCAATCATCTCAATACCCTTCAGGCGGTCCAGGAACTTGACCTTGATGGTATTAGCAACATGCTCCCGGTCATCACCGCGACCTTCGAATTCCTTGCGGACATCCATACCAGTGAGCATTTGACGCCATATCTTGGGCCATTGCTTTACCGGCAGGAAACAATCTTGCTCATCCAGGATGTCACCTATATCCGCCTCAGTAATCTCGCTCAGGTGAATCAGGATCTTATCGGCATTGAATTTCGTTCTTTCCAGGCGCTCAGCCTTGGCTTCCTCAACAGCAGCTGCAACCTTAACATTACTCAACAGTCTGGAGCCTTGCTGTTCAGCTGTATTCTCACTGTAACCAGCTCGAATTGCAGCTTGTTTCGCATTGAGGTCAACCAGGTATTCCTGGATAAAGAGTTCCTGTTTGGCTGTGAGTTTACTCATTGAAATCTCTTTACATCAGTCAGGTTATCTATCCAGGAAGTCTTCCCGGCATACTTGCACCAGCGATAATTTAACCACCAGGCAAACATTATCAAGTAATGAAATGGGAACAAGGCGCATATATATCTATCCCTCATCGGGTCATAATACGCTCGACAGAAAAACCTGGGCCTCATCACATGACCAGGGTGCCGATGAAAAAATGGATTTATCAATTACCTTGCTCCCAGTTTCAGCTTTTTCCAGAATGCCATCATCGCCATGAAGGAATATGGGTGATGAATTGGCTCATCGCCATACAGCGCGAGGCTTGAGGCCTTAAAGCAAGTATGTTGAAAAAAGGCCTCAGCAAGTCCCTTGGAGTGCATGAATCGCAAAACAGTCATTTGCGGTTTTATTATTTCCCTAACCATCATCACATAGCTCCCAGGGCTCGCCAGAATTTCGATAGTTCATCCTCAATAATTCTATCCCGATGTTCAAGATTATCAACCAGGTTGTTGATGTGCACCGGTTTCTTACCCAGGTTGAACTTCTGGAGTATCACGTGACCAGGTATCTCAGGCGCTGATTTTACTGCAGCGCTCCAGTTCTTAGGTTTCGGGATGGGATAAACGGGTTTCATCGCGGGCCTCCATCCATTTGTGAAAGTCGAGGGTCATTGCTTGGTAATAATCCCAGGCCTTCTCATCATGGTCCAGTTCTGCCCTGGATTGAATATGGCACCAGTAGCACATTAAGCTCTTAGCGTTCGCCTCACGGTCAGCCTCAGTATTCCAGGCATAGTTCACCGCGCCAGGTTCGAGACTTATGTTCTGGCTTCGAGCATAACAGTACCGCTGAAAATCAGGATCCTTGCAGAGTAGGGCTGCAGCTTTGCTCTTGGGTCCACCCTTAGGCTTATCATCTTCAACCTTTCCGACAGGCTGATCGGGATTAGCCAGGAGAACATCGAAAGAGGTTCCCTTCAATCCACGGAAAGCAGCCAGGTCCTCAGTGGTAACCTGGAGTTTAATCCAGGCACCGGCTGAGTCTGATTCACCATAGCCCATCAGCTGGGCTTCACCGCTCCAGTATGGGTCAATATCCACGCGCTACCCTCCTGGCACATTCCTGCTTTCCCTGATGAGGCATGTACTTGCTATTACCGTAATACTTGTGATGTTTATTCTTTACGGCTCGAATGGCCTTCTCCAGGTCAATCCTGGGAATGAAGCGCTTGAACTTTTTCTCAGCGTTCTCAGCATAATCATTATGTGAATTTACGTAGTGAGTAATGGCCTTGATTTTGAAAGCCAGGTCACTGAATTTATATTTCAATACATTCATGCCCATGTGTATAACTCCTGGCGCCAGCGATGAGGACGGTATCCAGCATATAAAAATACATCCTGGGGAGCGCATGAGATACTCGATTGTTTCTCATCAACCACCCAATACTGTCCATGTTTTGATTTAACAGGTTCATTACGATAGCCGAACACTTCACCATTACGGTCCACGGCTATCCACTTCACCCAATGAGGTACTTTGACCTGGACGTTTAATGGATCCGACATCAGACAATACCCTCCGCTCGACTGATTTCCTGGTTAAGCAGTTCCAGGGTGTCATTCACCATGAGCAGCGTATTTTTAATGTCTGACGCTACACCGGCAGCTTCGCCAGCTGGCTTCGCGACTTCCCTGGGAGGAGCTGCGCCGAAGGCCCTGGCATTGATACCCTCCATCCTGTTTAGCAAACTTTCCGCCTTAGCGTTCAGAGTCGCTGCAAAATCATAAGTTTCCTCCAGGAAGGTTTGCTGTTTTACAATCCTGTCAGGAGCTTCAGTGGCTGCATTATTAATACCTTCATTTATCATTTTTCTCTCCTTCATCAGTACCCGGTTCATATTCAAAATGCGGACAAGGATCCGGGTATTCAGGCCTGGCCCGCTCGCATCTTGTTGTATGTTCAGCCCAATCCCATACGCACCAGCGACAGGATAAGCAGGATAATTTTCGTTTCGAATCCACCCAGGTCATACCAGGACAATTTTCGATTTTGCTTTGAAGGCCTCGCGCAGAGCTATACTCATCCGTTGCCTTAGGAATTCATTACCACTTCTCTCGACTGCAGTATTTTCAATGTATTGACAGAGCTCCAGGAAGGACTTTTTCGGAGCTCCAGCTGTTTTGTATAAATGTGCCAGCTCTCTCAGGCCCTCGATACCTTCCTGCATATTTTCATCAGTAAAGGCCTTGACGGTTTCATCCAGGATTTTATTTACCTGGTCAGCATTCTTTTCCAGGTTATCTGTTTTTTTATATTTCATATTTTTAGCGCCTTCAGCTGGTCCTTGTAATATTGCTTGATTTCTTTCAGATCATCGATAGTCCAATGCTGGGCCTCTTGAGGACCGTTAAGCCAGTTAAGCATCCGTTCACCGATACGATAAAAAACATTGTTCTCATAATCCTGGGAGACGGTTTTATTTTTCCTGGTGTATTTACCAGATCCACCATTACAGGATTTACATTGCTTATGGATATTCGCTGGATGAAATCTAAGTTCAGGAAATGCTCCGCGAGATTTGTAATGACCTGCATCCCATTTGCCACCAGTGTATCTCTCAGGAATTTCATGGTCATAGCGTCCGCAACTAATACAGGGTTTGTCCTTGTCTCGCTCTCGAATATACGCATTACAAGCACCCTGGGTTTCTTTGAGATAATCCGATTTTGTTTTCAGTCTCTCGCGAGCCTGGCGGATTTCCTTTTTCTGACGTTTTCGCTCCTGGTCCCTGGTGAGTTCGATGGCACATTGCGGAGAGCAAGCTTTCGCCAGAGAGGTCCATGGCACAAACTTCTCTCCGCATGCGCGACATTTTTTAGCCTTCAGTTTTTTCGGTGTTAATGAGGCCACTATGAAGCTCCGCGATGCTATGAGAATACTTATGGACCTGCTTGTGTCCACTCATGAGAGATATATGATTCAGGTTCTCACGAATCTCCGCGACAGCTTTCAACATATCACCATATTCGAAACGGCGATGAGATGGCTCAGGGGAATCCTGGGGTTCATTGTCAGTTGTTCCACGTGGAACATTTTCATTTTCAGATGGTGCCTGGGTTGTCTCCTGGTTAGGTTGACCTACATTCTGAGGCTCGTCTTCCTGGGTTACCTTGGCTGATTTGCTTGCCGACTTCTTGCTTGCGGTTTTCTTTTTTGACATTTTTCATGCTCCTGGGTAATAAAATCTTTTAATTTTTGAGTAATGCTTTTCCCGTTCTTAATCTCGAAGCGCCTGAGAAAGGCTCGACGTTCATGAAGGGATGGGAGTCTCAGCACATGCCTGGCTAGGCATTGCATTTTATACTCCTCCGAACAATTACCTGTTTTCATAATAACACTTCCTGAGGACAGATTGTATCATTTTCCCTGTAAATGTTTCTTAAATTCTGCCAGGTGACGCCTGGCGGTTTCCCTGTCAGTCGCTGGACGTTCAGGGAGTTTCGGCTGGTACGGCTGATGGTATGGAGCTGACACTGGCTTGCACATTTTGAGAAACTCCGGACGGCTAGGCGGATACTTTCCGCCCTGGTCCTCCAATGCAGCGAGGCCTCTGGCAATGTCCTGGACCGTTAAATTTTGACGGTTAAACTCATCCATCCAGGCCTTTGCTTTAGTGCCATACTGAGCCAGGAATGTACCAGGGTACATTTCATCCAGGCGGTCCCATAACCGCTCCATGATGGTGCCATCAATTAACCCGCTCACCCTGGACCGTTCTTGGTTCCTGGTTTGGTCCTTGGTCATTGCATTGCTCAGCTGCGAGCTGTCCTGCGGTTTTCCGTTTATTTCCATTGCCTTTATTCCTGTGCTTATAGTTTGTGATTTCCCGTTTTACGATAGGGTTACGCATGAAAGTCGCATCCCATGATTTTCTCTTCTCTCCTGTATCCAGCCAGTAGGCCACGAAGCTAGGGACAATCTCTACCAGTACCTGTTTGTCAGGAATGCCCTGGTTTCTGGTCCACTCCAGGACCTTGATGCTTGGTTTCCAATCCGCTGAGATTTTCGTTTTCCCTAATACAGGATCTAAGGGTTCATTAAGGGTTCTATGTCCCGCTGTGGTACTAGGCTGTTCTCTCTGTGGGCCTAGTCCCGCTGTGACACTAGGGTTACAATGAACCTGGTAAACAGTCCTTTTCCCTGAATAATCACCTATCTCAGATCTGGATATATAACCGCTAGTTACCAGGTAATTAATTGCCCGGACCACGGTTGATTTCCCCAGGCCTGTCTTTTTCGCCAGGTGAGTCAGGGAAGGCCAGCATTTAAAATCTTCCTGTTCATTCGCCATATCAGCCATGGCTACCAGGACAAACTTCTGAGTTGATGTCATCTCCTGGGACCAGGCCCAGCCCAGGGCGATCATGCTCATTGATGAGTAGCCTCAAATAAATCAGGAGACAGGAATGTCAGCTCAGCTAGGCGACGATGGTACTTATATGGAACCGCTCGGACGCCATAAGTCCACTGGCGAACATGAGACTCACATGTCTGCAGCTCTCCAGCCAGGAAGCGCTGAGTAGCTGCTAGGCTAGTGAAGCGCTTATTCTCTACCTGTTTTTGCTGCCAGGTATGTAGTTCTTGGAATTTTGCCATTGTTTTTCCTTCGTTTAGGTTAGTTTGTATCAGGTTACTAGACAGCCCTGGCTGAGTCAACCTGAAAGAAAAATAAAAATAAATGAAAAAAGTCCTTGACCACGATACAAAATGCAGCTATATTCACACTGTAATTGTTGAGGAGGTAATGAAATGGAATGTTTTGTTGTTGCGGGTTCTGTGGTTGTGTGGTTCGCAGTAATGGCCTGGGTGAAATACGAGTCTGAGAAAGCCAGGGTTTCGGAAATCTACTATTACGGGAGTGCAAAATAGTGAGTTATTTAGCGATTGAGCCGGATAAGTACGGTGAGGGATACAACGTCTATGAGTTCGGTGAGTATCCGAAATCGAGCGTGAACTACGGGATGGAGCGAAAGTCATTCAAGGATGCTTTCAGCTCAGTTGAGGAGGCTAAGGCTGCATATCCGGGCGCTGAATACAGTGGATATGTTCACAACGTAGCGAGTGACCCAGGGCCGAATGCTCCTGGATGGTTTGACCCGGCTGCTGCTGGGGAATATTGGGATGATGATTACTAGGGGGAAATGATGGATAAATTTGAAATTAATGATATGTTCGCAACGCCGGAAAATATGGATGTAGTCATGGATATGATTGAGCCAATTCCGAGCGAGGGAGGAGCGAAGGTTGCTGCGATTGCTGCGGTCATGATGGCTGTGAATTATGTTGCCAAAATGCACAACGATATGGTTGAAGCTGAGGAGGGAGGTGAATAGTTAAAAACGGACGCGTTTTAATCCTGGAGAAGTTCGGATCCACGGTTTTTAAAATTCGAGAGATTGGCCCGGACCGGTACTTTTTCAGGACTGCTAACAGTAAAGGGGTGTTCGAGTATATAGCGGATACTAAGAACGGAATCACCCTAGTTTATGGAAGGACTTTCATTCGATATGACAAGAGGAAACGGAAATGAGCAAGAAGGTAAATGCCCTGGAGCGGATTGATAAACTCATACTGGACTTGGGTATCCTGGAGAGCTTGCTGATGCGTGATGTTGACCTGGATGATTACAATGATTACCTGGATAGCGACATGTATGAAGCGAAGGACTACCTGGAGAGCGTTAAACATTCAATTTTGAATATTGTCGATTTTAAGGAGGGACTATGAAGAAAGGTAACATCATTTATTTCCGAGATGAGAAGGAATTCCTGAATGCCTGTATCCATTTTATGAAGGCAGGAGTGACCTTCGAAGCTTACTCAGCCAGCTTGAGTAATGCAGCCTATTCGATTTCATTAACAGGAGGATATTAATTTAAAAAAATACTTGTAATAAGATACAAATTGTATTATATTCAGGTCTGGAAATTGTTGAGGAGATAGGAATGACGAGTGAGATTGTGAAAAGCCTGATGAAAGGCAAGGCCCTGGAAATCTATGAGCGTATGGATGAAGGGGATAAGGCGGTCATCGCTTTCGGAATGACTCCGAGCTGGGCTGCTGATGAGCTGGAAGAGTTCATGAGTGACTTCGAATATGAAAGCAAGGAAGTAGCGCTGGCATTCATGTACGTTGCCGACATGCCTGGCAATGTGAATATGGTTGTTTAGGAGGGATTATGAGCGAGAGGTATGAAACTGAGAACGAAGCCAGGGAAGCTTGTGAAAAGTTCATGAAGGAAACTGGTGATATTTATTTTGTAAACCATGAACCGAGCTGGGTATGTAAAAAGTGGGTAGTTCATGAAGCGCCGAAAGTAGGAGAGTTCGTGAGCTATGCCTTCAATGGTGACTATTATCCGGATAGTAAAATCGTAAGGGTGAGTAAAACTATGAAGGTTGTCACTACTGAATCAGGTAAGAAGTATTACAGGAAGGGTGAGTCAGCTGCTTGGGTATTACATGGAACCTGGTCAATGTTGAAAGGTTATCACGATAGGTTAAATCCGCATTTTTAAGGGGGTCGTATGTTAGGTAAACGAGTGTATGCAATATGGGGAGCGATGTTCCCCTGGTCACATGGGTCCATTGTTGCGGTTGATGGAATGAAAGTATATGTAGCCTGGGATGAAGATGATCCGAATTTTGAGAATGGCATGGATGATGCTTGGGTTGAATATTCAGCATCAAGCATTAAGCCAGCAGGATATGAGCCAGGACCAGGCGAGTCACCGATTGGGGTTTATTTCGAGGAGGAGTAATGAGGAACTGGGAAGAACATGAATCAATGATGAGCGAGATGAAGACTGACGCTGATCATTATAGAGATTGGGAGCATCACGTGAAATATGTCGAGGGTCCTAATCATCCAGACAAGGCCTGGTTAGCAGTAGGTGACTTGGATTGTTATGTAAAAAATCCTTTTTACGAGGGACCTAAAGTCCCTCATCCAATGGAGTGATTATGTACTTTGAATTTGAAAATAGGATTGAGCCGTTATGGTTTAAATCCCTGGGACATGCCCTGGAATATGCTCATAAGAACGGGACCAGGGTTGTGAAAATTTTAGGAGAAAGTTGTTGACACCCGATACAAATTGAATTAACATCATGTCTGGATATTGTTAAGGAGGTAAGGAAATGAGTGATTCCCGCGGTTTGAATGTCGGCGATTACGTCTATAACTCTTGGGGTTATGACCAGACGAATGTCGATTTCTTTAAGGTTGTCAGCATGGTAGGCAAGACCATGGTGTCAATCATCCCGGTAGCCAGTAAGGTTGTGAAAGAAAGTACTGGCGCCATCTATGTAGTTCCCACTGACGAAGAGCGTGACTTTGATGTCTGCTTGAAATTCAAAAAGCCAGGTGAAAAATGGCCTGACTCCTGGAAGAAAGGTGATGGTCCAATCAAGAAGAAAGCGAAGGATGGCTCAGTGGTATTGAGCTCCGGGAATTATTGGGCGAGCAAGTGGGACGGAAATCCTAAATATGAAACTGCAGCTGGATGGGGTCACTAGGCCCCAGGAGGTAAGGAATGAGTAAAAAGGAAATTAGAGATTTGCACCAGGGTTTACTGAATTATTATTACCAGAATAATTATCTCGACGCTGAAATGGCTGGGGATGTGATTAAAGTAATCAAGTATTTATTCGATGATGTTGTGTCTTATGAGGAGCGGAATAATGAGCTTTAAGGTAAAGCGAGAGAGTATAGCTAAAAAATTGATCGAGGTGGCTGAGGAGAAACTTAAAGATATTCGCACTGAAATCAATCCAGGCAACCTGGTAGGGGATCGAGAATTTGCAGCTTACCTTGCCAGGGAATTAGGTCGATTAGCAAAGGATATTGAAAAGTTGATTGAGGAGGAAGTGTGATGAAGGGGATGATTCTGAATGTTTACAGTAACCCGGTATATCGTAAATGCGCGATGTATGGGCCGACTTCCTGGGCGGATGAGGTCCTTCTGGTAGGGCCTGGAGTTCCGGAAATCTTCGAAGCTGGTGACCGTCCGGTCCTGGTACTTAAAGAAAAAGTAAGCATGCGAGGAGGCATGTATATTTACGCGGAACCGATTGAGGATGTTCCTGAGGGTTATGTCGGATACATGTTCGGAGCGAACTATATTCACAGTTCAGATAGCCGAATCCGAGATATAGCGCCTTACCCGATTCCGGTCCACGACCGAAGTGAAGACGCGGATTTTAATGCAATGATGAGCCGATAGGAGGAGTGATGATAGTAGCGGGTAAATATTCGATTGTAGAACTGGGTTCAGGGTTCGCTGTGCGGAAAAGCGGAGTCCTGGTAATTACTAATTTAACGCGAGCTGCAGCAATTAACTATGTATTGATGGGGAGGACTTATGAGTGAGATATATCGATTTAATGAGTTTTATATTCCGGAGTATATGATGGAAAGCCTTGAGCGTTATATAAATGACGGCGTTCCACCAGGACATTTCCTCCAGGCTGTAATTGAGAATGACCTGGAGGCTGCAGTCGCCCGAGCTGACAGCAACAATATGGGCCAGCTTCCGGCTTATGTTGGTTACTTGTATAACAAGGCTCCTCAGGGATGCTGGGGTTATAAGGGAGCGGTTAAGGATTGGTGTGACAAGATAGCTGAAGCCAGGGAAAACTCGGACCAGTTGAGTACCCTGGCGGATGCCAATGATACAATACTTGACGGGTAGTACAATTTGAATTAATGTAAGGAGACGCTATGGAACTAGAAGACTTATGGCAAATGGTAGAGCGCAAGGGTAAGGAATGTAGCGAATGTCAGTACAATCTCATTACCTCTGATGCCTACAATACAGGTGACTCCATCAACATGCACCGCGAATGCACCGCGCCCTCAGTGATTGACTGCGGAGCGGTTGTCGAAATTGTTGAAGAGCTTCATAAGGAGCTGGAGTCTTATAAAAATCATGGGGTGCCTACTTATACCCCTCACTGTAAGGAGTAAAACATGAAGGAGTTTTTTGAGATAGTTTTTGGAGGTATAGCCATGGTATTCATAATGGCTATTGGTATGATTCTCCAGGCCATCCCGGTTCTTATCGGTATCGGGTTGCTTATCTGGATTATCGGATTATTTTAACAGGAGATTATTGTGACAAAAATTAAAGATATTACCCCGGACAATATTCCGGAAACTGAAACCCAGGAGCTCCAGGTCCAGGAAGATGCTCCGCCTCCAGCCACTCAGCCAGGTGCAACGAATATGCTCCAGGTCATCGAGCGAGCTGCCATGGACCCGTCAGTCGATGTCGAGAAAATGGAGCGACTATTCTCCCTGAAGATTCAGATTGATGCCCAGGAAGCGGAGAAGGCTTTCAATATGGCAATGATGAAGGCCCAGGGTGAGACTCGCCAGGTATCAGCGGATTCCAGGAATGACCAGACTCATAGTGACTATGCCTCATATTCTGCGATGGATAAGGCTCTCAGGCCCATCTATACCAGGAACGGTTTCTCTCTGAGTTTCGGTACCGAAGACTCTCCCCTGGAGGAACATGTCCGGGTTATTTGCCACGTATCCCATGACGCGGGTCATACCCGTAAGCATTTCATCGATATGCCCTCCGATGGGAAAGGCGCGAAAGGTAATGCTGTAATGACCAGGGTCCACGCTACCGGCTCAGCAGTCCAGTACGGAATGCGCTACCTGTTAAAGATGATTTTCAATGTCGCGACAGGTGACGATGATGATGACGGTAATGCAGCTTCTGAAGCCTGTATCTCTATGAACCAGGCAATGGACCTGGAGGCCCTGGCTGACGAGGTTAAGGCAAACAAGAAAAATTTCCTCAAGTATCTGAGAGTGGAGTCCTTCGAGACTATTCCTGTCAGTAAACACCAGGCTGCAATCGAGGCCCTGGAAGAAAAGAGGAAAGAAAAATGATAGTGGTCCGTGACATAGAGCAGGGAACAGATGAATGGTTCAGGCTCCGCATGGGCATTCCTACAGCCTCAGTCTTCGACAAGCTGGTGACAGGCACCGGGAAGAAGTCAACCCAGGCGAAGACTCTCATGGGTCGTCTCCTGGCGGAGTGGTACATGAATAAACCTTATGACGGCTTTCCTGGTAATGAACACACTGAGCGAGGCAACGATATGGAGGGAGAGGCCCGCGCCTTGTATGAGTTCCTTCATGAGGTTGATGTTGACCAGGTTACCCTGGTTTATAAGGATGACCGGCGCCTGGTTTCATGCTCACCAGACGGGCTTCTCCATAATGAGGAGGATGTCATTTATAAGGGCCTAGAGATTAAATGTCCTACTCCCCAGGTTCACATGGAATATCTTATCTCAGGGACCATCCCTGCGAAGTATGTTCCACAGGTACAGGGCAGCATGTATGTAACCGGGATGGAAGAATGGGACTTCATGAGTTACCACCCAGATCTTCCTCCGCATATCGTAACCATAAAGCGAGATGAGAAGTTCATCGAAAACCTGGATGAGGCGATGACTTCATTCCTGTTCGATATGGGCAAGCATCGAGCTGAATTATTGTTAAGGAGAAAATCAGTTGAAGTATAAAATCACAATCGAAAAGACAAGTATTAAGGAAATCCCAGCTGGGCGCGACTGGGAAAGGGGAGCCGGTCCAGACGATGATTATGGATATACCCCGGAAATCATGAAAAAGAAGGAGGTCACTGAGCAAATTTATATCCAGGAGTCGGATGAGCTTGACCTGGTTGAAGTCATCAAAGCTGTAAACAACATCATTGCATAGGAGAAAATCTGAAATGAGTCGAGGAGTAAATAAGGTAATTCTAATAGGGAACCTGGGCAAGGATGTCGATATTCGATATTCACCAGGCGGAGATGCCATCGCGAATCTGACAGTCGCGACTTCCGAGCAGTATAAGGACCGGAACACTGGCGAGAAAGTTGAAAAGACTGAATGGCATCGAGTTGTCGCATTCAAGCGCCTAGCTGAGATTTGCGGAGAGTACCTTCACAAGGGCTCGAAGATTTACATTGAAGGCAAACTTCAGACCAGAAAATGGCAGGATAAAGAAGGCCAGGACCGCTATACCACTGAGGTCGTTGTCATTGTGATGGAGATGCTTGACGGTAAGTCTAGCAATTCCGGGCCAGCCGGTAATTATAAACCACCAGCAAGCTCACCAGCTGAGCCTGACTTCGATGACAATATCCCGTTCTAGGAGGTAACCATGTCGATGAAAGGAGAAAGGAGTTATTTGCCTGGTTATGAACGAATAGCCAATAAAATCGAGCATGACCAGGCTCTCACATCACTGGAGAGGTTTATTCATAAATATGAACCGGATAGACCAGTGGACATTGAACGCTTCAGGAGAGCTCTCCTGGACGTCTGGAACGAGGCTATTACCCTGGGTAACCAGGGAGGTCTTGAGGATACCATCGAAAGGATGGAGCATTTTGTTAAAGCCAGCCAATAGGCGAGGAGAGGAGCATGTCAAAGAAGTATAAAACCTGGGGAAATTATGCTGAGCAAACTGTCTCAAAAGACAGGAACAGTGATCATAATGTTGTCATTCGTTCAGGCAGTAAACGGATTTACATGGAGAAAAATGAAATCGATAGCCTGATTGTCGCATTGTTGACGGTGAAAAATAATGGATCTTAATTTGCTGAAGGACATCCTGAAGGATATTCCTGAAAACCAGGACATTCCTTGCAAGGTAGAACACGAAGGCCAGGAGCTGAATAAGTTCCTGGCTGGAGTGTCAGTTGATGCTGAGGGTAATCTTATATTTTTTGTCAGGGATAAAGCCAGGAGGTAACTGGATTCCACCCTTTAATGGATAAGGAGTAGAACAGATGGATGAATACCAATCTTACTATAAAGTTTATCGTAAGAACGGAAACGGATATTTGCTTCGCGCCTTTAACGAGTTGGAAGCTATTGCAAAATTAAAGCATCTTGAACGCATTACGGATAAATATTTTTGCGTGTGGATGTTACAACCCAAAACCTATAAGGGGATAAGGAGTAGAACAGATGGATGAATTATTAGGAAGTTGGCAAGCAAAGAAAGATGTTAAAGCGAGAATGGGTGTATCTGTGTTCACTATACCAAAAGGAAGCATTGTGGCAGTGACGCAAACAGACAAACAAAACCGAAATGTAATGGTTGAGGCTGGCCCTAGAAGTATGGACTGGATGCACAAATCATTTCTGGATAATTTTGAGCAGGTAACAACCCAAAACCTATAAGGAGAAAAATCATGATTGAAGTGATATGGTGGAAAGCAGTAATCATAACCGGGTTAATAATTGCCTTGGCTTTTTTGGCTGGGTATGTCGAAGGCCAGGAGAAAGAACGAAAGAAGAGAGATGAGTGGATATGAAAAAATTACTACTTCAACTATTGCTGGCAGTACCGACCATAGTGTTTCTTTTGTTAGTGGCCTGGTGGATCGGGCTGTTTAAATAATTACTTGGGGAGCAGACTCTTACTCCCCTTTTCTTTTGCATGAATGGCCCTGGCTGCAGCCTTGCAGCGCTTCAATGAGGGAAATTGACAATTACCTTTTTTGCCATATTTGTATTTCCCTTTTCCACATGAGTAACAGGGCATTATTTTTTCCTGGCAGCACCAATCAAGTGAGGACCAAAATAGAAAATCAAAACACCACCAGCCCAAGGGACCAGGACCTGGGCCATACTGAATAAATATTTCGCATAATCAATCGAGGCCTGGGAAGATCCAAAGGTCCCGATACCATGGAATATCGCGGAGAGCACCAGGAACACTATTGTCGGACCTACCACCAGGAAAGCCAGCCAGCGCCTGGTTACTGAACGGATGGAGTTCTGGTCATAAGCCTTGTCAACAAACTTCAGGAATACCTTACGACCTTCAGCCAGGGCCTGGGCTTTTTCCTCGTTCGTATAGACGAGCATATCCAGCCCGTTATAAATCCCCTTTGCAGCGGTTTCCACAACAGTCTCAGTATTCTTTGATGATCCGAATAATCCTGTCAGCCATTTAAACATCAGTGCAGTCCTCCGCTTTCATGTTTCCTGATTTGCTCGTCAGTATAATCTCGACAAGGTTTGCAGTCAGTTTTATGATGGATCTCCCTGATAACTTCCTTGCCTGGTTCCGGCTTTACTACCTGGACCTCATCATCCAGGTAATAATATCCGCCCGCTCCCAGGATACCCAGGAAGGAAAGAACACTGACAATCATCCGCCAGTGGACCAGGAAGAAACTCAGGAGCTCCAGGAATTTTTTCATCATGGTAATTTAAAGCTATACCCAGCAGCGACACCGGTATGGCCTTCCTCGCGTCCAGCTGAAATACTCAGGACCCCACAATCACCACAGAATTTTTTCCCTATACCAATCATGAAAGCCTCGTTGTCATCAAACTGAGCCACGCCAGCTGAGAGCTGCCATTTCAAGGTCCCGGTATCAATACTTCCCTGGGCCATCGCCATCGCCAGGGCGGAACCGGAATACTGTTCGATTACGGAATAAATCTTGTAATCATGATTGTGATGATGATGACCACCACCAGCAAAAACCGTTAAGGGTAAAAATAATAATAACCATCTCAGCCATTTCATATCAGCCTCCTGCTAGTTTCTGAACATTGACATATAAACTGATAGCCCAGGTCATGAACATTCCGACCAGGACAATACCTCCGAGGGTATAAGTCAGTTTATTAAATTGATTTTGTGACACATATCCTTTTTCAATATCTGCCTCAAGCTGGTCCCGGCATTTATAAACTGTCTTCGGAATCTCAACAACATCCTCAGCAACACTCCGAATAGCCTTATGAATATTGCCGAAGTTTTTTTCATCATCAGCTTCATGCGAGGTTAAATCTTCGCGAATGACCGCCAGGGTTGCCTGGACAGTTGCCATTGCTTTCGCATGTTCCAGGTCAGCTTGTGTATATAATTTGTCATCTTCAGGCATGAGGGGGGATCTCCAATAGTCCAGGTTTATAAACTGTTCTGCCATTACTTTTCATGGCAGTCAATAACTGCTGGCGAGGGAGACTGTCAGATAAACCCAGGTGTACCCATCGACCGAACTCATGGATAACCTGGTCGAAGTCTTCCTCAATCATATTGTCAGCGATAAACCGGGCCAGTTCCAAAGGAGTTAATCCTGGGCAGGAAATATCTGCAGCCAGGCCCCTCATGTGAGCTGATGTCTTAGAGCCACCGATGGCAGCATTCAGCTCAGGGCAACGGTATCCTGATGAAATAATGATATACATTACTTTCCCATATTTAACTCTTAACTTGGATCGTAATGTTTCCAGGAACCAGGCGGTCCTGATGATATTCGCTTCAGTTTGAATATCCGGGGGTGAGTTGTCGATTCCTTTCCTTGCTGCTGTTTGTGACCTGGTAAATTCCGCCAGGCTGAAATGGGGAGGCCAATTACTCACAATGGCCCTCATCAAAAATCTCCAGGTGAGCGCACCACCAGACAGCTTGCTTGTAGCGCCAGGATCCATCTCTCGCTTCCAGGTTACGTTTTAACCGGTCAGTGAATTGTAGGGATTTGGGTAGCTGTAAAAACAACAGAGTGCCGACAGTCACATTCAATGCAGCATAGAGAATCAATCCGACCGCGAAGGCCGGGAAAATAATCAGCTTGGTTCCCATGCCTACCTGGTCAATGACCTTGCGGATGTGCATGGCTGCAATGTAGTAAATAAAAACAAAGGAAATGAAAAAAGCCATCCCGACTACAGAATATATGAATATCATAATTCAGCTCTCCTGTTTGTTTTCGCTTGGGCGATTACTTGCCCAGGCGTTATTGATGTAATTGAGCCATCCTGAATCATAGGGACAATCGTTTCAATAATTATACGAATAGCGTCAGAGCCCAGCTCCTCTTCAATTTGTTGATCCTTCCACGGCTCAGCTGCTGCATATTCAGCTATCCATTGATCCTGTTCAGCTTGTGAAGGAATGCCACCAGGGAAATCTATAATAGTCATCACGCCATCAATTTCTTTACAGCGCATACCTGGTTGATCATTGAATTTCCAGCTTATAACATGTGCTATATTCATGCTTTGATCTCCCTAACCCTAATAAACGAATCTAATACACCACCGAAACGACGAGCCAAACTAGAACCATTAAATGTTAATGTTCCAGAAGAACCGCCAGCACGAATTTTAAAGGTAATGGCTGAAGTTGTTCCAGCTACCATTTCATATCTTAATGCAAGCCTATCCATAGTATTTGTTGTTGCTTGCCTTTTAACTGAACATGCAAGAGCATTAGCGATTGCATCTTGAAATAAAGCCATTTTTTGAGTGGAACCAGAACCAGAACACGCCATGGCTGCTGCTGCCTCAATAATTAATTTATTTGCTGCATCAGTAGGGGTAATGGTGACTGTCATATATTCATCACCCTCAGTATTTTGAGGGATAGTATCATCAAAAGGTATCACAGTAGTCCCGGTTGCTACTTCTCCATCAGTAGTAATAACTTCCTGGATAATGTCATCTGATTGTTTATTTTCATAAAGTGGTGTTCCGTCTGCTTTTTGATAAGAAACACATTCCCAATCACCAGTTGCCCATTCAACAAATATCGCTTTATCACCTGGTGCAGCTGTAATATTTGCTGCACCTGGGAGAATGAAGTTAGTAGCATGATGAGTTAATACCGGGGATGCATCAAATTGCAACATGACAACAGTACCAATACCTTTTGTATTGATAGAGTTGATTGTAACTGATCCAGTAATATCAAAATAATTACCATCATCACCAAGTGCCAATGCTGAAGCTGAAGCAACGTCTGCGCCTTTGGCCCATTTTTGTAACTTGGTGAATGTATTGGTGTTAGTGAATACATTTGCATCTACTAAACCTGGTGCACCTAGATCAGAGCGGGCATTTGCCTTATCACCCATGGCAGCGGTTAGCGTATTCCAGAAAGTATCAGCATCCGGATCATCCAAAAGAGTTAATACAAAAGCGGTTACTGCAGAAACAGTCGGATCCAGATCAGTAATTTTAACTCCGACCAGGCCATCACCAGTGGAATTCCACTTGAGAACTTCATCAGCAGCTGGAGCAGGAAGCTTGGTATCAACACCAGTAAGATTAGCTGTTTCCAGGAATTTTAATAATCGACCAGCCAGGGCATTTTCTTGCTGCTGGACCATCATGACAAACTTATCCATGTCATCATTAACAGTCTCAGCCAGGAAGTCTCCCAGGGTTTGATAATCTGAAGTTCGAGCAACAGGAACATCACGAACAATCGTAATAGTATCACCAGCGGAAGCTGGGCTCACCAGGGTAACGTCTCCGCCCGATGTAGTTGCCTCACCGTCAACAGTGTAATCCGTTGTTAAGGTAAGGATATCAGTAGCATCGTCAGGAGTTGCTCCGTTAGGAGTGAGATAAACCTTGAGGTCCGCGTCTTCGAATATTGCGAAATTGTAGGGGAAAATAGTTTGCCCAGCGGAAGCGATATATTGCGCCCTGGGTGTAACGTCATTTACTAATAAATCTGCCATGTGTATCCCTCGAAATAAGGGACCGCCTTGGGAGCTGTCCCTAGTGTAGCCTATTCAGCCATCATTTTTAACCTTTCAGGTAGAGATTCTCCTACCCGCTGTTTTGCTTTTTTAGCCCGGAATCGATTCAGCCGATCACGATACTCAGCATCATCCAGGTAAAGTTTTGCCTTGGCAGCATTATCGAATCCCTGCTGGACTTCCTTCAGCAACATAACTTGAGTATCAACAGTTGCCATCCGGTAAAGCTTCGAGTTCATAGTTTTCTGTAATGCCTGTTTAAACGTCTTACCAGACAGTTTCAGCTCACTTCTCGCCATGGATGTCAGAGTATGATATTCCTGGTTAGTCAGCTTCATCCCTTCCACGCGCTTGCTCATCATGCGAATCGGGACCTTTTTCGATTCCAGCATCAGCTGAGCCACTTCCAGTTTTATCGGGTCAGTGGTTTCAGGAGCATCAGGATATGGAGTCAGGACGCCCAGGACATCGCCTCGAGGGTGATAAATCTGTTCCCCATAAATATCCAGCCTGGGAGGAGAATCTTCCGACCAGCCAGGTAAACCACCCGTAGCGCGAAGCTTCTCCTTGAAGTCCCAGGCATCTCTCATAATCGGGTCCTGGATTTTCGACATATCACGGCGGAATGCTGAATATGGAATAAAGGCGCCAGCCATCCGCTGAGCCCAGCCTTTTGCATAACGACCAGGATCACTGACTGCCTGGTTAAAATCAGCCAGGCCTGAGAGGAAAGTTTTGCTCATTGTGTTATTAGCAACACCAGCAACCACTGAGGCCATTAAGCGAGTAATACGCTCATCCTCTTCAATCATCTCATCATCATAATCTGTATATTTTGCAATCTCGACAGCATCAGCAGTCGCACCGATAACATACGACAAAGGCTCACCGCGCTGATAGCTCTGATAAGTCACTTTGCCAGTAATGGGATCCTCTATCCGTATGGAGTAAGGTTTCCACCCGGTTGCCTGGAGCGCTTTCCTGGCGGACGCGTCCGATGGCCCGCCTCCGGTGATGGCGCCAGAATCAACACCCACAGCAACAGAGAGAACAGTAAGACTCCCCATAGAGACTCTTGCCAGAGCCATATCCCTACGTGCACCACCAGCTCGAATTTCCTCATGGAATTTCCTCGAAAATGCAGCCAGGGGAGATCGCTCCATCAGGCCGTCTTTGAATAAGTTGATAGGAGTACGCATGAACGGCGCCAGGTAACGAACACCAGGAATACTCGCGACAAATTTCTGAGCAGCTCGACCCTTCTCTCCCAGGGGATTCTGGAAAGTTGAATATAGGGCATGTTCATCCATCTGAGCCAGGGCGCCCTCAGGAGGATTCTCCAGGAAATCCTTCAGAACCTGGGCGGTTTGTGCATCAGTTAGGTTCTCTGAAGCCTGGCGCCTGGCAGCTTCGCGATAAGCCAGCTGGGTCAATGCGCCACGTTTAGCGAAAGTCTTAAAGAACTCATCTTCTGAAGTAAGCAAGCGCTCAGTCGGAAAACGAATCACGCTCCCCAGGAGGTCCACAGCTCTTCCAGCTGGGCCAGTAATCTCCAGGGTTTCAGAGCTAATAAATTTTTTATGCCTGGTTTCCAGCTTACTGACATCAGCACCTTCACCGGTTTTCAATCCTTTCCAGCCTACGCGCATAGCATCGCGATAAGAGCTCATCATTCCATACAGGTGAGCCTTCGCTTCACCTACCATGACATGTTCCTCTCCAGACATGAATCGACCTATCTGAGCAGCCACAGCTGTCTCAGCGATATTCATTCCCTGGAATAGAGCATTACCCGATGTATTAACAACATGGGTTTTAATCCCGGAAAGGATTGAATTAACGAAAACCTCATAAGCAGAGCCAGCAATTTTTTCACGTACAGAAAGCTTCGCCATGGTGCCGACCTGTTCAACAGAATCCGCCTCAGCGAACATATCTGCCATTTTGTCGATATTGCCACCATGAACAACGTCAGTCAGTTCCTTCATCCTGGCAATGGAAACATCATCAGCTCCGACAGGAATAGAGAAGGCATTCAGCGCTCGACCAGCCTCCGCCCTGGCGCCCATGAATTGAGCCTGGTATTCGCGATGGAATTGAACCTGGCGAAGGAAAGACAGTTTCTCACGGTCATCAGCATCTCCAGCCCGGACCTTTTTAGCCAGGTCAACAATTCGCTTGGAGGATCCATTCAATACCTGGCGAGCGCCCAGGATAGTCTCGGCATTCAAAATGCCACCGGATTCCCGCTCCATTACCTGGCGGACAATATCCTGGTTAATATTCAACTCGGATGAAAGCCTCATTAATTCCTGGTTTGTAATCTTTCCACGGCGAGCTTCATCAATCTTGTATTTCTGACGTTCTCCGACATCCGCAATCACGGACTTAATATCATCAGTCGTTTCAATCATGTCGAAATTAATGTGATGAGTATCATCGACATCAAAGGCCTCGAACTCCAGCTCACCTATACGCTCAGCTTCAGGCTCAGCTTCCAGGATTTCTTTCGGTTCAGTAGGTTTCTCAGGCGTAGTAACCAGTTCCTTTTCCTTAGGAACACCAGGACCAGGAACTTCAGCCTCTTTTAAAATTCGTTTAATTATAGTGCCACCAATACCAGCGACTTCAGTCCCCTGGTTAGGAAGTTCGAAAGGAGCTTGCCCTTCCATTTCAGTAAGAACAGTACCAGTATCAGCGCCTGGCTGGTTTACTGGTCTTGGTAAATCTGGATTGATTGTCATAGTTTAACCCTTCAGCTGGCCCATAACTCGCTCACGTTCATCAGCGGATTCTCTGAGCATAATATCGATAGCTTCCTTGGCAGCGTCTTCCTTTTCCATGCCGTCCTGGTCCATCAGGTCCTTCATGAGAGTTTTCGCTTCCTCGCGGTCTTCTGGTGAGAGCTTACGAAATGCCTTGGTAATGCTCATGGAAATTCTCCTGATTCATATATGCTCATGATGATAGCAATAATTTCATTTTCAGTTTTCTTCTTCTGGTCCAGGATAGCCGGACCTTCTTCCCGGTCCCCTATTCCTGTAATGAAGGTCTGGAAAAAAATAAAAAATCCAGGGCCCATAGGGGTTGTTCTGATACCTGCTGGCATTATGCAGCGTCTTCCAGCCACCCGAACCAGGAGGCAGTTATTTCAGCAGCCTTGTCAGTAGTTGCGGTTATCGCGATAACTGTTCCCTCAGTGAATCTTAATGGAGAAGGAAAATTATAAGTTGCTGAATTATCCTGGATACCAATACCTCCATAAGGATATAAAACCAACGGATCCACGTATTGATAAATATCCAGCTCAGAAGCGACCAGGCGCAATACAACAGAAGTCGAAGCGGTACCACTAGCAGCACCACCAATCGCTCCGGAGATATAGGCGCATTTTCCTGCAGGAACCATCCTGGCGCTGGAGGTACAACGAACTTCACCCGCTGCTATTTGAGCATAAGTAGTTCCGCCATTACTGGCGAGAATATCTCCCTCAGCGAAATTCGTAGCAGCTCCGCCTACTTGGTGCACGTGCATGCAATTAATGAAGCGAATATCAGTAGCAGTAGTCAGGACAGGCGTCAGGCCATCCATCTCAATGAATTCAGTTTGTTCGTTCAGGCTCCCATCCAGGTAATGAAGCTCTAGGATCTGAGCATGGGTTCCGGTCAGGTCATCATTCGCGCTGGTACTAACAACAGACATCTGAACACCAGCAACAGGCGGAATTTCAAAAGGACCATTGGGCCATACCACGCGATTAGTTTCAGCTGCTGCAGCGGTTCGCTGACCATAAGCAAAAAAAGGCTGAACTCCAGCAATAGTTCCTTTGGAGATTTGTGTCATAAAATCTATATAAACCGGGTAATGAACATCTCCGATTACATCAGTCGCGACTTTGACGGCATGATGTTTTCCGCTTGGTTCGACGTTTATATTATCAGGCATTAGGGTTCATCCTTATAAATTGGGATTACCGATTTTATCTTGCCCAGGGAATCATACTCAACATCAAATCGGACAGGCCGATGATTCATTCTCGCCAGGAGAGCCCTCATCATTTTCTGTTCCAGGTTTTCAGGCTCAAGCAATGAAGGCGCCTGGGATTTTACTGGCGTCTTTTTTGAGTCCTCATATTCCTGTCTCGATACTTTCCTGGTCATAATTTATCCTTGACAGCATTCAGAGACTTAATGCGTTTATTTAGATTTTTCAATAACTTACCACCCGAGGACTTCATGGTCTTCTCTTCACCTTCGACCAGGACCTTCTCATCAACCTTCTTACGACCATCCAGCTTCTTGACTGTAGCCGGTAAAGTCTTCCAATCGCTCGCCAAGGCATTCGCATAAGTGGAATTACCATCCTCGACCGTATAAGTACCATCACCATTATCAATCAGGGAAATGGGTTTCCGCTTCGCGCCCTTGCCAGCGTGAGCTTTCTGCATGTGACTATAGGCATTTTTAACACCTTTCTCCCTGGCTCGAATAGGTATAATCTTATCGAGAGGGATGTCTTGCGTCCCCTTGGGCCTGGTGAAATACTTTCCAGGCGCCTCAGGTAAGGGCTTGAAGTCCTTGATATAATTTGTAACAGCCGTTATACTCTCCCCTGGAGAAGTAACAGCATAGGAGGAACTTATGGATTTACCAGGTAAACCACCTTTTGACCCAGGTAAAGTCGTCTCAACAGTTGATTTTGATGGCGTCCCTTCGGTCTTAGTAGGTGAAGGTGCGCCAGCGCCACTAGAAGCCTTTTCTTTCATTAATGGGTCCTGGGAGCGAGCTTTCACTCCGGACGTCTTCACTAAGGGTAAATCGGTTTCTGAGGAAGATTTCAGTCGATTAATTACCTGATCACGGTCAATCCCGAAATAATTCAGGAGCCTGTCATCCAGGCCCTTTAGATATAGCTCTTGCCATTCGTCAGGAGCTTTCCTGGCAGCTTCCAGGTAAAGGTTAAACATATCCCCTTGTTTATCAAAATACTCGCGCTCCATACCTGGCAGCGCTGTACCCTTTAACTCACCAGAGCGGACCGCCATTTTCCGGGCTTCCTGGTACATGTCCTCTCCGCCCTGTTTCATTTTGGCCTGGAACAGATTCTCTTCCCATACCTGGAATTCCCCGATAGTTCCATCCTCAGTACGGACCAGGAGCTTCTGGTCAAAATAACCGGCTGGCGTAGTGGAGAAGCCTTCGTCATAAACGTCAAATTTTCCGCTGACAGATTTTATCAGCTCATCAACATCAGCCAGGTTTTTAACTCGGAAGCCACCGCGAGTAATATCCGTCAAGGTTTCAGGCGGTCTTCCTGCTTGGACTTTCTCCCTGGCGGTTGCCTCTTTCTTGGCTCCAGGATTTTCGAATATGAATCCGGTTTCCTTTGCAATCTCATCACCTTTCGCGCTCAGCTCAGGCTGGGCCTTCACGCCACGCGCATAAACCTCCTCGAAGGTTTCCCCTTTCTGAGTGCCCATGAATGTCTCAATAGCTGTCTGCCGTTGTTCTGGAGGGATAGTCTCTTGCTGGACCAGTTCATGAGTTGCTCGACCATACATGCTCTTAGCGCCCTTGAATGTCTTAGCGCCGAACCATATCAGCGGACTCAGGCCCGCCGTAGTAACAACAGCATCAACAACATTCTTGAATCGATTCTCAGCGTCAGTTCCTTCGGTACTTGCCATATATGTCAGGAAATCATTCTCCAGGCCGAATTCCTGGAGAAGCGGAGTAAACCGTTCCATGTGAGGCTCAAAGGCAGTCGCAACAGTAGCGGACTCAGCAGCCAGGCCAGTAACAGCCGTCTCAACCTGGCTGACCTTCGAGGCACCGCCCATCGCTTTCATGAACATGCTGAAAGGGAGGAAAAATTGAGTTGCAGATTTTACAACGTCATCTCCCAGGGTATTGTCTTCGGATAATTTGCGGAGCAGATTATTACCAGCATCAGTAAACTCGCGATAGCCAGGGATATTTTCCTTCATGGATTCTCCCCAGCGGACCACGTTCTCACGACCCAGGACAGTATTTGTAAAGTTCTCAGCAGCCTCAGCCACGCCAGCGGTAAGATTACGCGGGAGTTTGATGATAAAGTCGTTTATCTTTTGACTGCGAAGCCGAAACTCTTCATCTTCATCAGGTTCAGCGGGCGCCTGTCCTTCAGGAGCCTGGCCCTCAGGTTTCTGAGCCTGGGGAAATGCTGGACCTTCAGCAGCGGGAACATCATCCAGGAAACTTTCCTCCTGGTCTTGCATCCTGGCCTGAGCCAGGTCAGTTTCATATTTTGCCTCATCAGCATTATATTGCCTGGCGCTAATGAAAGCGCTTTCCAGGTTATCACTCATTTCGCTGTTTCCCGCTCTAGTCGTTGTATTTCAGATTCATAGTTCTGAATCTTACGGCGCAATACTTTAGCCTCATGACCACCTACATCACCGGCTTCGATAGCCTGGTCAAGCTCAACCGATGAACGATATTGTAATTTGTTCAGGCCTTCTTTCATGTCCCTGAGGTCTTGCTGCATATCACTCAAATTTAATTTTCTGATAATTTCATCCGATAAATCGATGGCTTTAACAGCTCGCTCTTCCAGGGGAAGATTTTCAACCTGTTCATATAGGGTTGTTAGTGCACGACCGGCCCGCTTAGCTTTCTCCGGGTCCAGCTGAGCAATAAGGCCATCAACCATACCGAACTCAGCCTTAATGCGACGAACAGCTTCAGAGCCATTCTGAGAGCGTCTCCAATCGCCAGCATCTTCCTCGAGCTTACGGCGGTCAACAATGAGTTGCAGCCTGGTATCTCTTGTCAGTCGCTCATCAGTGGCAATTTCATGCTCATCAACAGCCAGGAGATCCACTGCATAACTGAACTTTACCTGGTCATCATCAATCGATACGCCCTGAGCCTTGGAGACTTTTTCCATAGTCCGGGCGAATGATGGCTGGATAGTGTCGTTTTTCAGGTGATTAATCAGGGTTTCAGGCACCAGGGTACCTTCCAGGGCCTGGAGAGTGACATCGCGCTCAGTATTGCGGTAAGCCTCAGTACGGACCTTTTTGTCCATTTCGTCCTGCTCATTCTCCAGGGACTGACGGCGATTCATCCTGGTAATCATAGTGGACAGGAGGGCCTCCTTGTCAGCCGGTTTCATGGTCTTGTCTTTGGTATCAACAAAGGTTTCCAGGAACTCGACTCCGCGATTATTCTCCAGAGCTGCATCGAATGAGCCGATGTAAACATTCTCATTCATTTTCTTGTAGATTTCGTCAGTACGGCGAATGGTGTCACCAGCAGGAATCAGCTCAGCGTTCTCAGCTTTTTCCAGCATGAACCTATACTGAGCATTAGTGCGAACCATGTCCGCCTCAGAACCGTTTAAGGCTGCATTAAGCAGCTCAGTTTCCAGGAGCTCCAGGCCTGATTCGACCTGAGCAGCCTGTTCATCGCGGTCCAGCTTGGCAACATGCGAGCGAATCTCACTGGAAAGCTTACTGCCCAGGACCTCAATCTCTTCGAATGCTAATGGGCGGACGTCCTCAGTGGTACCGTTCAGTAAACCTTTACGGTAACCCTCGACTTTAGCCTGGAATAACATGACATCATTACCGGCTTCAGCTTTAATGCGAGCCATATTCTCAGCGATGTCCAGCTTAACCGCTGCCATGTGAGACATATTCGCGCCCTCGCGGAATGCGTCAGCTGAAATAGTTCCGCCTTCAGGCAATACAACATCATCGACCTTACCCAGGGCAGCTTCCCGCCCGGCTTTTAGGCCTTCCTTTCTTGCCCGGATGTCCAGTTCCTTATGAGCTTGCTGCTTAAAACCTTGCAGCGTATTAAATAGCTGCTGATAGGTTTCCAGCCCAGCGTCATAACCAGGACCTTTCTGGAAGAATAGTTGTTGCTGTAATGCTGGCATATTGCCCTCGCTTAACTGGCTTTAGTTTTAGCGCCTGGTTTAGTTCCTGTTCCACGTTTAGCCATGCTAGTCGCGTCCTGAATCAGTGACTGTCCGAGCTGAATGTCAGCCCGTTTTCGTACATTAATCCGGCGCTGTTCAATACCAGCCATGGTATGGGCTTTCATCACTCTGCCGGTAAGCTCTTCCTTTTCTCCCACTCGATAAGTTTCAGTTATCTGAGCCAGGGGAGAGCCAGTATAGGCCTCAACACCGCGAGCAGCTGAGCCCACGTTCTGAGTTGCCAGGGAAGCGATTAGACGCCTCTTGCTTTGAATTTCTCGTTCATTCGAGGAAAGTTCCTCCTGGCGCCGGGCCATCTCAGCCTCGACATTAGCAGCGCCCTTCATCTCGCGATGGGCAATCACACCCATAACCATACTGGCGCCTAGTAACCAGGGGACTGCCGGAGCTGCCATTGCCATCGTTTAAGCCTCCACTTCTAGCGATAGAGCTAAAATCATCATTGGTACCGGATCTTGCTGGGTTATTTCAACCTGGGCAATTTCGGTCCATCCCATCAAAAAAGTTTCTCTCAATCCAGTGTATGGGTCAGGGGTCCTGTCCAGGAGTGTTTCCCCGAAATCCCTATCTGGCAATAGAATACCATCGATATACACGCCTAGCGACTCATATAGGTCAATCTGGACCTTACTGATTCGCTTATCCCTTGCCAGTATCGGACCATTCGCATAATCGATATTCAATGGCATGGTTTTCACCAGCGGATCAAAGTTCAATCCGACCTCAACATCAGTGACTTCTCGCTCGACCGTAATGGACCCAGCTGATGGGGTATTGTTTGCCATAACAGCGCCATCCGCCTTCACCCGGCACTCTTCACCATTCAGGTGAGCCAGGCCGGTAACGGTTACTGATGGTGTAATGGTTTGCCTGATATTACAGTCAGTGAAGGTGTTCTCATCAGCCTTCTCCAGGTAATACTCAGTAACTGAGTTGATGGTCCGCTTCACCAGGAAGTAAAGGTCATCAACTACAGAAACAGCATGGAGAATCTCGCCAGCTGTTTCCCATTGAGTCCAGGCAGCAATGCCCTCCGAGCGTAATGTATTCAGGACCGCCATGGTCCCATCATCATTCACCAGGTAAACATAATTTGCCTCATCACCGGACGCGCCTCGTCTTGCGACCATGGCAACAGGAGCACTAATCAGATGAGGAGCGACCATTGAAAGCGTAGTCGCAACATACGCCTCCTCGATATATGTGTATGAGAACTCCCTGAGAGACTTCCCTGTCCGGTCCATGAAAATAGTAGGGCCATCGATAGCCAGTGGCTTTAAACCATTGGAGCCATAATCTGACTGTCTTCGCATTGCGAAATTCGATGGAGTCATAGGTGAGTCTGGTGAATAGAATTCTCCGCCAGTGGTGAACATCTGGAAATGACGACCAGAGAATAAGCCGTTCATCGCGTTTACCTGGTCAGTATCTGCAGTCGCAAAAATAGCCTCATCATCCAGGCCAGTTCCCAGGTTGAAATTAAAGAAGTCATTGGCCCTGGAAAGCCATACAGTCTGAGGCAAATCAGTGGATCCGCCAAAGGCCAGGCGAGCTTCATGGAATGTTGCAGTCTTAGGCCAGCCTCGAGCAGCGGACCAGGCTGGTTCCTCCAGACGAGAATCCGCTCCACCTTCCACGTTACTAATGGCGCTAGGCCAGGCGGTTGTTACTTCCAGGGTGACGACCGTTGTTGATGTATAGCCGGTAATCTTACCCGCGCCATATTTACCAGTGAATTTGCCATTGACATCGCCAGCCGTAAATATGGGAGCGTCAGCGGTACAGGTAACTGAATTGCCGACTACGGTCGCATCTTCAGCGCCAGTTCCGATAGTGAAGGTAATCGCACCATAATCCTGATCGAAATCATAAACCGGGAGCTCATTAAATGTGATATTGCTCAGAGTCCAGGAGCTATGTGTCGCACCACGGACCAGCTTTTGAGGATTGTGATTCTCATGAACGATAATCATGGTATCCGCAGTCTGAGTCCAGCGAATATCAGCCAGTTCAGCTGCTGTGAAAGTCGTTGTTACGTCAGCTTGCCATACGTCATCCCTGTAAATCGCGATATTATTCTCAGTAAAAACAAGGAGATAGGTCTGGATGGTACTATATTCGAATGAGGCCAGGATAGCATCCTCGCCAATATCATCGATATATGCCATTCCAGGACGTCTTTTGAGTCCACCCTGGGGAGTTGCCAGTACATTCTTACCAGTATCAACACCTTCGTAAAAGGACTTGATGTCAGTCCGGGCAGCCAGGCGAGGGTCCAGGACACCCGCGCTGAAATTAGTCTGGAATCGGTATGCTCTTGGCATTAAAACCTCGATTCAATAATGGGGTTATCGACAATACCATCCCCTGGACGTCCATTGGAATCCAGGAATTGAGCTCGATTTAACTGGTCAGTGAACATGCTGAAGTACGTGTCAGCCAGGGAACGGTTACCAGTTACAGGAATAGCGAACTTGCTTGCCAGGCGAAACTCCATCAGCTCGATGAAATAAGGCGGAAGCCGGTCCTCAGTAGGCACGAACATATAATCCAGGTCCAGCTCAGGCTGATCCGAGAAAATCATGTCCTCATAAATCTCATAATTCGAATGAGGATAAACCTTCCAGGCTTTGAGAAAGTCAGCTGGCAGCTGGAAAGCATAGGCCCACTCATTGAGTGGAGTATCAACCAGGCGAGCCAGTTTCTTTTTCCCCATAGCAAAACGCCAGGGATGAGCTGTCAGTACAGATTCATAAGTGGGAGTGTAGAGGTTTGCTGCAGTCGTAGCGCCCGCTCCGCCCTCCGTAAAGCTGGAGATGGGATTGTGACCCAGGAGAATCAGGGCATTCGAACAGATTGAAATATCAGTTGCAGACATTTGTTACCTCCAAAAAAAACGGGTAAGGAACC